GCTTCGATTGCATCTGCATTTCCACTTGCTGCAGCTTCCGCCAGCTGAGTATACTGCTCAATATCATTTGCATATTGTGCCAGTGTATCGGTGCTTTCTTTATAAGCATCTTTATTGGCTTTCAGTGCTTTTTTAGCATTGTCAACATCTTCATTTTGTTTTCGTATCTTCGCATCCAGTATCGCTATGAGGGCTTTGTTCCCCTCCATAACAGCATCGCTTTTTTCTTTCTGCAGTTCTTCCAGCTTTGCGCTTTCTTTTTTTACTGTATTCTCTGCTTTCTTCTTGGCCGTATACGCTTCAGATGCCTCCTGTGCCGCCTGCATCTGGTTGTTTACAGCTTCTTTGTACTTCGCTTCCTGTGAGGTAAGGACAGCCTCTATCTTCTTCTGCTGGATCGTCTTCTGAATCTCTTCCTGCAGTTTTTTATAGTTTTGAATCTGGCCATTAGTAAGATTGATCTCTATCCCAAGCGCCGACGATAACTGAGATGTAATGAATGCAGCTCTGTCAGCTTCTCCATCTTTGACTTTTCCATTGGAATCAACAATTGTACCCAGTTCATCGCTCAATGCCTGCAAGCTATTTAATTCTGTCAGATCTGCTGCCGCCTGCTTATCCTGAGTGGCTACTAAATCTTCGTAAGACTGTTTTCTGTCCTGGGCAGCTTTCAGATTCGCCTCTGCTTCTTTCGCAGAATCTTTTAATGCTCTGGAATGTGCTTTTTCTGCTTCCGTCTGCTCAGATAGCTTATTGCTGACCGCGGTGCTTATCGCAACCATTGCCGTTGCTGCAGCTATAGCTATTCCGATCGGGTTAGCTTCCACTGCTTTCGTCAATGCTTCCTGCGCCGCTGTCATTATGTTCGTAGATGCCGCTGCCAAGCTTACTTTTCTCTGGAACAGCCCCAATACCGACTGTCCAGCTGTCAGTGTGACATTGTACTGTCTTCCGGTATATTTTGCTGCTTCCATCTGCTCTGCATAACGACCGATAGCAGTCTGTGCAGTTTTCCACCATGAGGAGCTATTTTTTACAGCTTTCCCCAGTGTTGTAGTGGAATCCCCTAACTGTTTGGTGATTTTTAATTCTTTGTATGCAGCCACCAGCCCTGTGACTATCGGTATCGCTGTTTTGGTGTTTTTTGCAAGGAATTTCATTCCTTCTGCTACTTTCGGAAGTGTGCTCTTGGCAAGTTCTCCTCCAGCATTGACGATATCCCGAATCGGTTCAACGATGCCTTCTGCTGCTGGTCCGAACTTATCCACCTCGTCGCAGGTGTCATTGAATATTTTTCCGGCTTCTTCAACTACTCCGTTCAATCCACCGGTTGTGAACGCCTCTGACAATCGGTTGATATCTTCTGTTCCGGCGTCTACTGCGCTCTTGAGAGGTTTCTCCATCTTTTCGTATACATTGATACCAAAGCCTTCCAATGCAGATCCTGCGATCGTGATGCTTCCTTTCAGGTTGTCATTCATGGTATTGGCCATCTTTTCAGATGCGCCATCTGCATTTTTGATTGAAGATGCCAACTTTTTGAAGTCTGTATCTGATGCATTCACAATCGCCAGTAAACCGGACATTGCTTCCTGGCCACCAAGAGCAGCTGCAGCTGCGGCTTTTTCATCTTTTGGAAGTCCTCGAAGGGAATCTCTCATATTTTCCATTACTTCCATCAGTGACTTCATGGATCCATCCGAGTTTTTCATGGAAATATCATACTTTTCCATTGCCGCAGCTGCTTCTTTTGGCGGCTTGGCCAGTCTTGTCAAGATGCTTCTAAGGGCTGTACCAGCCTGTGTGCTCTTGATACCGGAGTTGGCCATTAGTCCGATTGCCTGAGACAAATCTTCGATGTTATAGCCTAGTGCTCCCGCTACTGGTGCTACATACCTAAATGTCTCACCCATCATCCCAACGTTTGTGTTGGAATTAGATGATGCCGCTGCCAGAACATCCGCAAAGTGTCCGGAATCAGATGCCTGTAATCCCATCGCCGTAAGGGCGTCTGTTACGATGTCTGAGGTTGTAGCAAGATCTTCTCCTGATGCCGCTGCAAGGTTCATGATGCCTTCGATGCCGTTCAGCATATCTTCGGTCTTCCAACCGGCCATTGCCATATCGGCATGTTATCGTAAGGCTTTTTATCCTTACTTCTACACCTCTTGGGCAGATTATATTCTGTATCATCGCAGATACAGGTTCACCACCTACGCGTTGCCGTTGACTACAACGTTACTTGTAACCTTAACTGTCTGGTTACGGTTACAAACCGCCTCCCAGCTTCATTCCTCACTTATATTCCGTAACTACTTGATAGGTTCATTACGGACGTCATCAGCTGTAACTATGTATTTATCGCGTTACAGCCGCTTCTCTAACTAAATGCTTCAGCCGATTGTGCGGCGCTAAATTTGGTTTTGGCGCCCATTTCTTTCGCCTTGTCTGTCAATTTCTGAAGGTCGTCTCCTGTTGCTCCGGATATTGCAGAGACCTTACTCATGGCAGCTTCGAAGTCTGTTCCGACTTTGATAGAATACCCTGCCATAGCAGTCATTGCAGTGGATCCGGTTACAATTGCAGTTTTCACTCCAGCCATTGCAGTTTTGGCATAGGATGAAAATCTTGACATGGCTTTTTCTGTCTTTTGGGAGTCTAACTCCGTGCTGATCTTAATCGATCCGTCTGCTGCCATGTCATTTCACCGTCCTTTCTTGATTTCTCTTTTTTACATACTCCTTCCATTGTTGGTTGCGTTCTTCCAGTGTCAGTTTCTTTCCTTCATCCAACTTGTACGCCTTCTTCATCTCATTTACGAAAGCTCTCCTGTCTTTTGACATTCCAGATGTGCTCACCGTTCGGTAATACATGATCTTCGCCATCTTTGTTTCTTCTCCAAGAGATTCAAATAGCGCCAGAAACTTCCACCAATGCAATTTCTCCTGGGATAACAGATCTATCCCGTATTGCTCTTTAAAGGCCGCATATATATAAGGTGCGTCCTGTGCAAAAGAAAACGCCGGTCCTCTGTTGGACCGACGTTTGTATCGTTCTTTCTTCTCTTCTTTCTTTTCTGCTTTTCCTCCACGGTAGAACCACAGCATCTTTTCTACTGCTTCTTCCAGATTGTTTGGGCATTTCGGGTAATATAGGGTTAATAACTTTTCAAGTTTCACAATATCCGGTGCTTCGCTTTCCATGATCTCGTCAAACTTCATTCCTATCCTGAAATCCCAGTTAATCTGGTACTTTCCGTCATCGATTACAACCTCTTTTGGAAGTCCGTCTGTGATGATGTTTGGTTTCACTTTTCTCCCGCTTTCATTTTTGCGATTTCTTTGTTCATGTATGGAACAACCTGATTCTTGTACATTGTGGTTAATTCAAAGTATGCCTGAAGGCAGGTAAGGAGATCTGTCTCCTCGCCTAATACCTTCTTGGCACTGCCTTTTCCGAAGATATTGTCAATCATCTCAATTACTGCTTCGCACTGATTAACAATTACCTCTTCGTCTGTTTTTCCTTCTGTATCATTCGCTTTCTCTGTAACCTTATCGATTTCCGTCTGATACTTCTTCACTACTTTCGGATTCAGGAGATCCGCACTCAATTTCTGGTTCAGTATTGTTACTGCTATTTTCTTCAACGTCCTGTTCCTCCTCTATCGGTTCGCCGTTTTCCTCAGCTTGCGTTCAAGCAGCCACATATGTATATTCTGCAGGTGTTGCTCCCATTTTCTTAAATTCGATGTCAATAGAAGAAGATTCTCCTGCATTTCCTGATCCGTCGCTGTTGACAATAATGGAACACTGTCCTTTTTCTCCTTTTCCTGTCAGGACATTAAAATACAGATAGTTTGTTACTACACTGTTTCCTGTTCCATATTTTGTTTTGTGGGATAAACAATAATCCTGTGCTTCATCGCCGACGTATCTGTCACCGGTTACAGAGAAAGCTCTCTGCGTACCTGTCTTCATGGTGTTCTGACCGGCACGGATATAGGTCTTGTCCTGCGTGATTGGATTTAACTGCGCGTCCAGACCAGCAATTCCCATTTCTACTACTACGTAATCGCCTTCTTTTGTTGCAGTCGAACCATCCGGCGCAGTGTCGATTGCAAATACGTAATCATCATTGGTTACCCAGCCTTCATAGCTTTCACTTGGTGTATAGTCTTTCATTAATTCACTTAATTTCATCTTCGTCTCTCCTTTTCAAAATATAAAACCCTGCATGGTATCTGGTATTGAGCTACTTTGTTCTCCCAGTCTACCGTTGCAAGGTTTGGCATGTTCTGTAAGTTTTCAATTTTCTTTACCTGACATCCTTCGAAATCCGGATAGTTTTTTATGGCGTTCTGCTCCTCGATCCATTCCATGAACTTCTGGCCGAGGTTCATGGCCTGCATGTTGATATCATCCGTTTCTTCCGAGTAATACCATGTCAGAAGTATGGTAAAGCCATATTCTTTATCTGCAGCACGGACATACTTTTTTACAATCTTTCCGGCATAATTTGTCAGGAAGGATACCGATGTAGCTTTTCCATCAGCAAAATTAAATGTCAGTATGGAATCACACAGTTCTTTTATTTTGTCCTGTACATACGAAACCATAACCTCATGTTTTGTCATAACTTATGTCCTTTCACATATGCCTGTATTGCTCTAGTATAGTCATCTATTCTCGTAGCTTTCATTTTCTTTTCCCATTCAGCAGTGGCAAGGGGGTGTCTGGCGGTGCTGTATTTCAAATGTCTGCCGGTTACTACCTTGCTTTCACCATGTCTGGCATACGGACTTCCGGTTATTCTAGATACCATCACCAGTCCTTCGTGTTGGAAGTTGGCGTACGGGCTTGCATAATGCACAATCCCGACATTCCCTTCTACGTAAGTCCTGGCATTGGCCGCCAGTACCAGATTCTTTGCCGGCACAAACGGTTCCATCAGGCGCTTGGCTTCGGTCGCCATGAAGAGGAGCGTCTTCTTTCCTCCAGTTGCTTCTTGTACAATGCTCGGGATTGGTTTATTCCAGTGGAATTCTACGTTCGACATTTAACCACCTACTCTGTAATGTTTTCCTCTCAGGTGCGATGTATTATCCGAGAAAGCGGTAATCTGAAATGCCTCCGGTTTCTGTCTTGCCAGTAGCTCCGAGGCTGTATTTGGCATTTTCCCAGTTATTTCTTCCATGCATGCATCCTTTACCACTATATCTCCCGGATTCAGGGTGAAGCTGTTACCAACACCTTTGGTTTTAGCAAATTCTCGGTAGGGAAGATAATTCGGTGATTCTGGTATCCTAGCAACGTATGTACCTGCCATTTTTGCCGTCTTTCCATCATCGATCTTTGTCTGGGACAGCTTATAGAAACAGTTTTCAAGAACTGTCCGCTTCCAGATATCCTTTCCATCTTCCGTATCTGCTCCTTTGATCCGGTTGTACACCGTAATCGTCTGGTTGTAATTCGGATTCATTAATCCACCCCCAGATACATCAAGCCTGTGTTTTCTAAGTATTTCTCTATGATTTCCTTAATCTTCTTGCGTTTTCCTTCTTCTGTGTAGATAGAGCGAGACAGGTCATATGTACCTGTCTCTCCATCGTTTCCATAGGACGCAAGTGGCCCCGGTGCGTCCGATCCGCCGTACTGTTCTGCCTTGTAAATCAGTTCTGCGACGTCGCACACGCAATCTTTTACTTCTTTCGGTGTTTCCATTCTTTTTGCACGATCGAATGTTACTCGGTCAATTTCCTTTTCCGCCTGTTTTTCATAATATCGGAAGGTTGATTCCGGTATATCCGGCTGCCTTCCAAGAAGATAAGACTCTACGTAATATTCATAATCTGCATACTCCATAACGTTTCTCCTATGAAAAATCTACCAGAAGGCTCTCATCCAGTTCCTTGATTCCGTAGATAATATCAAATGAAATTGTATCTTTCTTAGTTTTCATGTCGTAGCCAAAGACTACTCTTACGGCTAGCCCGTTTGCTGAAGCAATATGAGCTTTTGATGCTCCCATTGGAAGTTCCAGCTGTCTTGTTACCAGCGCGAGTCCGTTTCTGTGGAATCCTAACGCATGTGCCTTGCTGATTACTTTTGCTGCGACTTCTGTTACATCTGTCGGAAGGTTCTGATCCACCTTAATTGTTCCTGCTCCTCCAACCAACGTGACATCTTCCTGTA